AAGCGCACGGGGCATTGGAACGGTTTCGCCTGCGGGTATTTCAACCGGAATTCCGCGAACAGGCGTTCCTCCGCCCTGACGGTGCGTTTCGGAGTGATCGCATGCCCGTTGTAGACGCGGGGCCTGCCCTTCGGCACCGGGTCGCCCGGCAAGCAGAGCGTGAACTCACTTGGCTGTTCCATCAGCGCCCCACTTCAACAGGATTCCCACGAACACGAGCGGCAGGATGACCGCCAATGCGAGCGAGCCGGGTATAAGATCATGCCCCAAGGCGGGGGAGCCGGTTATCATCCACTGCGGCGTACCCACCGGACTTGGGATGCGACTATGCGTGCCGGCGAAACCGACCAGCCAACCCTCGAAGAACGTGAGAGCCAGTAATACGGCCGATTTCTGCCCGTCCGTTAACCTCGGCCGGGGTCGGCGCATGCGCCGCTTTTTGCGTAACGCTTCGATGCTCATTTCACGGCCCTCGACTTCTCCGTGGTCACGATGCCGGCCAGATCCACCACGTCGGATTCGACCTGCAACACCTTGCGCATGATCTTCAGGTCGCCCTGCATGTAGGCGTCATAGCCGATCTGATGCGCCATATCGAACAGGTCGCCCAGCATGTCCGCATACCGCTGCCACTTGTCCGCCTCGGACTGTGGTTCGGGCTTGCGGGTCTCCCCGTCCAAATCCTTCTCCAATTCGACCTCCGTATCATTCAGGAGCTGCTCCATGAGCTCCTTCAGCGACATGTCCTCCGGAACCTCGACGCCGATGGCGTGGATACCGCTAATCTTGTTGTTTGGCATCACTTGTCTTCCTTTCAATGTGATTGGTGATGTTGGTGCCGGCGTGAACCTTGGCAGTGCGACGCTGGCACCTTTTCCTTTTCTCCCGGTTTCGAATCCGGGAAACCCTTATTCGCCGTAGACCAGCTCCCTGCGGCTTATCGCGCACCGCCGGTCCCGGTAGTCGATGACCTCCTGTGGATTCCAAACGAGCCTGCGGCCTACGCGTTTCGGCGCGGGCGGATACCGGCCTCCCCACTTGTCGTGGCACGACCACACGTAGAGACTGCCCTTCGAGACACCGAGGAAGCTCGCCACCTTGGCGATCGACCAGCCGTCAAGAGACGATTCGATTTGACTACCGGCCATCACGCACCCGCTTCCAGGTCAAGGGGAGTGCAGCCCAGATACTTCTGGATGAGGTACTGCTGGCCCTTGGGCGTGACCTTCGTCGTGAAGTTCAACGACACATGACCATCCGAATGGGCGATCGATGTTTCCTTGACCTCGAACAAACCCAGTTCCATGCTCTTCTGCGTCGGCATGTTCGGATTCCCGTTGCGCTTCATCAGAAAACCGTCCTCACGCAATTGCTTGAACAACCGGTTCTGGCCGGTCTTCACGCCGTTCTGTTTGAGGATCTTCGCCAATTCCCCAATCAGAATGCTCCGCTTCGACGTTGCGACAGCGTCAGCGAACAGCACCTTCGGCCTCTGGGCCTCAAGCTGCTTCTTCTGGTCTTCGATGGTTCTCTGCGCGATGAGCACCGCGCGCGCCATCGTCTCCTCCGGGGTCTCGCCCTGGGGAATGTAACCGCCGGTACGACGGATCTGGGGCACTACCTCGTCGAACAGCCAATGCTCGAACTCGACCGCGCTGGTGAGCTTGCTGCTGGCGATCAGACGGTACACGTCGCCTTCGGTGATGAATACCATCTACTGGATTCCACCGGCCGTCTCAAGGGGGTAGCGATTCGCGACACCCTTGCAATGCTTTGCGATTGCGTCACGGGTGTTGCTGTATCCGAGTGCGGTGGCGACGTGCTTCGCGCAGAACAGCACCGTCCCGTTCTCCGCGGTCACCGTGGCGACCGGGTTGCCCCGAAACTCGAAGGGCTGTACATTGGATTCAGTCATTTTGGACCTTCTTTCAATCTGACATTCGCCGCCGCTCCAATCGGCGGCATTTTTTTGTGGCTAGAATCTGAGCCATGTGGAAATGGCTGGCGGACAACTGGATGGGATTGACGGCGTTGCTACTGTCCTTCGACGCGGAACGACGCCTGTACCTCTCGACCGATTGGGGAGTGGATAAGACGGATGGGGACGGGTGGATACTGCGCAACAACGGGTGGCTCACCGAACGAGACATTCGAGTGACGCCGACTGGCGGCGCTATCGTCGAATACCGTGGAGCCTCCAAGCTCAAGCGCCATGAGTCCGGCACCGTCATCGTCGCGATGGTCGAGACCTCGAAATCGAGAGACATCCGCGTATCCTCGCGAAGAATCCTGTTCCGGCATTCCCGGATCCTGTCCCTATAGACCCCGGCCCGACATCCACGGGCTCGAGCCCACGGAGACAGAAATCGATGTCTTCCTTGTCGCAGACGACGAGTCCCGTGTATTCGACCCAGCATTTGCCGTCATCGAACACGCGAACCGTCATCGGGTGGCCGTCCAACCATCTGACACGATCCATGTCGATGCTGAGAATACGAATCAGCGCACGGGCCCTCTCACGTTCCGCGCCGCCAAGCCGGTAGGTCCCAACCATCACGCCACCGCCTTTTGATCGTCCAGAATGAACTGGTTGTTGAGGAAGTCGCTGGGCTGGTATCCGGTGAGGTTGGCGAAGGCCTCGATGTCCGTGAGGGACAGGTCGACTTTGCCGTTGATGCGGCGCGAGACTACGTCGGCCGATTGGTTTGTTTGTTTGGCATAGTCCGCGACGCTGATTTTTCGTGCGGCCATCACGGCTCTGATTCGAGCCGCCGCTTGTTCGCTGAGCTTTGTCACGGTTGTCCTCCTTTGTGTTCCGTGTTTGAGCGACAGCTACAGTATGCACGTTATAACGTGCAGTATCAAGTGTCGGCGTGTCGTATTTACGTGCATTACTTTTCTTTTACGTTACTGCGACATGCATTCAATTGCGTGTTAGCGTAAATACGCGCTATAGTAGGGCACATGGGACATGGAAAGATTGGTGTCAGCGATTTCGCGCTGACGGTAAGCGCCGCCATCAGAGCGCAAATGGGAATACGCCGCATCTCCAACAGGGAAATCGCGAAACTCATCGACCGAGGCGCGACCTACGTCAACTCCCGAATCAAAGACGAAAACGAATGGGCCCTCGGCGACATCGAAAAACTCTGCGAACTCTGGAACATGACACCATGCGAACTCATCGAATCCGTCAACACCGAGCAGTCTCGTGTGGCTGAAACCCTCAACAAGCTCAAACGCGGCGACCTCGACATCGCCGCCTACGAGGACGAACACAAGTATGACGGTGATGGGGACGAACCAGCGTAATTCCCTCGAATTCGAGGGAATCGGGAAAAAAAGGGTCGATTTTGACCCTGTTTAAAGTCATCGAATTCGACACGTTTTAGAGAAAGAGGTTTTGAATCATGGATGATTCAAATAACCAGCAGGCCGAGATAGTCCTGTACCAGGCGGACGGGCGCAACGTGCCCGTGCAGGTGTCGTACTGGGGCGACACGTTCTGGATGCCACAGTCCGGCATGGCAGAATTGTTTGACACCAGCCAGCAGAACGTAAGTCTGCATCTGAAAAACATCTATGAAACGGGCGAGCTGCAGGAAGAATCAACTCACAAGGATTTCTTGTCAGTTCGACAAGAAGGCAGTCGCAACGTCAGACGCACCGTCGCCTTCTACAATCTCGATGCGATCATAGCGGTCGGCTACCGTGTCAACAGCAAGCAGGCCACCCAGTTCCGCATCTGGGCCACCGGCGTGCTCAGGGAATACGTCATCAAGGGGTTCGCCTTGAACGACGACATGCTCAAGAACGGGCGACCGTTCGGCCAGGACTACTTCCACGAACTGCTCCAACGTGTCCGCGACATCCGCGCCAGCGAGAAACGCTTCTACGTGCAGATCTGCGAGGTGTTCCAGGAAATCTGCACCGACTACGACAAGGACGCGCCCATCGTGCGCACCTTTTACAAGAACGTGCAGAACCGGTTCCACTACGCCGTCACCCAGCACACCGCACCCGAAATCATCCACGAACGCGCCGACGCCGGCAAGCCCCACATGGGACTCACCACATGGAAGGACGCGCCGGACGGGCGCATTCACTCGTCCGACGTGACCATCGCCAAGAACTATCTCAGCGAGGACGAGATCAACAAGCTCAACCGGCTGTCCAGCGGGTTCCTCGACATGATCGAAAGCCGCATCGAGAACATGCAGACCACCACCATGAGCGAATGCCTGCAACTCGTCAACACCTACATCCAACTGACCGGAGGCCCGCTCATGCCCGACATCGGCAAGGTCACCCGCAAACAGGCCGACGTGAAAGCCCGGGCCGAACTCGCACGATACAACCAGTCAAGCCCCGACCAATTGTCCGACTTCGAGAAGTTCGCCAGAGGATTGGACCAGAAATGACCGGCCTGCCGTTGTCGCCGCGCATGAGCTACGGGCAGATGCGCATGGCCCTGTACACTGTCGCACCCGACCTGCACGTGGCCAGCGCCCGCCTGCCCGGCAAGCTCGACGGCCTATACTGCCTCGCCACGAACACGGTGCTCATCGACCGGCGCATCACCTACACGCGCAAACGCTGCGCCCTCGTCCACGAGCTCGTCCACTGGCAACACGGAGACGACACCAGCAACGGTTGCGGGGGCGCCAACCTCGAGCGGCGCTGCCGACGTGAGACCGCCATGCTGCTTATCAACCCATCCGAATACGCATTGGCCGAGCGCATATACGGCGGTAACCCATATCAGATGGCCGCCGAACTCAACGTGACCGTACAAGTCATAGAAGATTACAAGAACTGGCTGCACGACAGTGTGGCCGCCTAGAAGAAAGAAGAGAACCGTGACCGAGCCAACCCCCATGCAGGCACAGCAGCCGCCGGCAACGCAGGATAGCCAGCCCGCAGCAGCACCATCCGCGCCAACGCCGGCACCGAAGAAGAAGCTCCCAACGGCGGGCGGCCTCCCCCACCCCGCCCGCCGGCCCCATCGCCGCAGCCATAGGACTGGTCGTGGGACTAGCCGGCGGACTCGGAGGCATGTACCTGTACGCCACGCCCATCATCAACCAGCAGAAGTCGGACATCCAAGACCTCAATACATCATTGGACTCCGTCAAAGCGCAGCTAGCCGACGCGAACGAAAAACTCAACCCCCAGGAAGATCCCAACGACACGGGATCCAACACCGACGCTTCGGGCACGGGGGAGACCGCCGTCAGCGGCGGCGTCGAAATGAAGGTCCTCGAAGCCGGCGAACAGCCCACCATCAGCTTCGACACATGCGGCGACGGATGCAGCAACGGCCAATACGGGCCAAAGACACCGGACGCGAACACCAAGTACTGGGTGGCCAAGGTGGAGGTCACGAACAACACCAGCAGTCCGATGGACATCACCTGCAGCTACCCCTATGAGATAGTCGCGTTGAACTCGAAGAACCAGAAATACACGCCCATCAAGAATCTGTATCAGGTCGAAGGCAACCCCGAGTGCAACGCCCAGCTCCAGCCGGGATTGCCCAGCACGGTCACCTATCCGTTCCAGGTTCCATTGGACGCGAAGATGGTTGCCATAGCATTCCGCGACGTCGGAGACGTGTATTCCGGCACCGGCGGGGAGGACAACTACTCCTATATAGTCACCGACCCGAATTACATGGTCAATCGATAAAAAAAGAATTGCCCTACCGGTCTTGCACACCGATAGGGCGAGTGAAGATCCCACGACCAAAAGAAAGGAGGATGCTTCGCCTACCTATCCTAGCCGATAGGCTAGGCGGAGCATACCCGAAATGTTAGTTTTCCGACTTGGGCTTGTCCTCGTTTTTCGAGGCCTTCCCGGATTTGAACGCCTCGATGATACGGGGAATGACGAAGCCGACACTTCCTGCGAAGCTGATGAACGCTGCCGGGTTCATGCCCAGAGCGAAGAACACTACAGAGCATATGAACGCGGCGGCGGGAACCAGAGAGAATACGACAGTGGTGAATTTGTAGACCCAGTTCTCCGCCTTGCGATCATCGGCATAGATTTCGACTATGCGTTTCTGACTGTCGATTTCGGAATGCAGGGAGTCCTCGGCCATGCGGAGAATCCTGTCCGCCGCCCCGGGAAGCGTCTGCTCGTATCCGGCGAGCTCCTTACTGGACGGCAACGGGCCGGACGTCACCTCCATATGAGTCAGAGAGGTGGAAACTACCGGCGATCCATCGCCTTCCGAATCGAATCGCCTGTCATGTTCCACGCCTTGGTCTGCAATTCGAGAGATGTCATGATTTTCGGAGCCTCTGATTTCCGTGTTCTGCCCGTCAGCCCCGCTGTCAGCCCCGCTTTGAATCCGCGAATCACCGCTTGCTTCATTGATGTCCTCATGGCTCATCAGTCCTCCAAGATCATGTTGTACGTTTTCCGGTTTCGATTAAAGGCTCCTATGCCTCGTGCGTCTTTTGCGCGAGTCGTTTCTGTCGGTTCAACGCAGCGCGGCGCAGCTTCATCCATTTCTCGTCCACGGCGTTGCGTGGCTTGCCGTCCTCGGGCGGCGCGTACGCCGGTATTGGCTTCACGCCGGTTTCGGTCGTGGTCATGGCCGTCTCCTTTCCGATTTTGGCGTAAAGGGATTAGTTTACCGATTTCCCTGTTATCCGTCAAACCTCATTAAAACACATTAATACCAGTTAAAACACGTTAAAACCGAAAAACCGTGCAAGTGGGTGAAACAATGGCGAACATCACGAAATACAGGACGACCAAAGGCGAAAACAGATACCGCGTCCGCTACAGGAAACCCGACGGCACCCAAACCGACAAGAGGGGTTTCCGCCGCAAGATAGACGCGGAGAACTGGGCTGCCGAACACGTCACCATCGCCAAAGCCACCAACAACTATGTTGACCCGGAGGACGGCAAACGACGTGTTGGCGACCTCTACGAGCAATGGCTGAAGGAGAAATGGCCCTTTTGGAAGGAAACCACGCGGGTCAACGCCACCGACTCATGGCGGCTCTACTGCGAGAAGCGCTGGTCCGACCGACAGGTCGGCACCATCACCCGCGCCGAGGTCCAGGCGTGGATCAGCGACATCATCGCGAGCGCCGGCGCTCCATCCGTGAGCCGCCCGTACCAGACCATGCTCGGCATCTGCCGCATGGCCGTCCGGGACAAGCTCATACTCAACAACCCCTGTGAAAACGTCGAACTCCCCAAACTGCCGAGGCGCAAGAGCCGTCGCGTGTACCTGACCATATCCCGGCTGCTCGCGTTCGCCGACGAATGCGCCAGAGGAAAGCATCTGGGGGCGGAGCGGCGGGCGCTCGTGCTGACGCTGGGCTTCTGCGGATTGCGCTGGGGCGAGGCGGCGGCGTTGAAGGCCCGCGATCTGGATTTCGACGGGGGAGTGCTGCATGTGCGCGGCAACCTCGTATATGTCGGGGCTAGATGGGTCGAGGGCACTCCGAAGAACAGCGAGGAACGCGACGTGCCCATGCCGCGCATCGTCATGGACGCGCTGAAATCCATATGCGAGGAGCGCGAACCGGACGAAAGGGTGTTCCACGACCTGCGCGGCGGCCCCATCATGAAGCAGAGCACGGCGAAGACCACAGGCTGGTGGCACCACGCTCTGGTGCGCCTGGGCTGGCCGAAGGAGGAATGGCCCACACCGCATGACCTGCGCCACACCGCCGCATCGCTGGCCGTGCACGCGGGCGCGAACGTCAAAGCATTACAGAGGATGCTGGGCCATAAGAACGCGAGCATGACGTTGGACGTGTACGCCGACCTGTTCGACAGCGACCTGATGGATGTGGCCCGTATGCTCGACGCCGCGGTGCAGGTGGAGACGGACGTGAAAGAATGTGGGCAAAATGTGGGCAAAAGCGTTTTGGAGCCAGTATGAAACCCTCAGAAACGTTGGAATCACGCCATTCCCGTGAATGGTGGTTCTTCAGCAAGTTGAAGGACGCACTGAGCTGAGAGCGGATGCGTTCTTGGCTCCCCCTCTGAGGGGAGCCAAGTCTGTTACTTCAGCAGGGAGCGGCACATGGAGCGGTATTCGTTGACGTAGCCGCCGCCGAAGAAGACGCAGTGGCCGGCGATGGGGTAGAGCTGCCAGAGCGTGATGCGCTCCTGCCATCCGCCCTTCAATGGATGTACGGACTGGTAGCCCTCGGTGATTTCGCTCAGATAGCTCATACCGAACAGGTGCAGCATAGCCAGATCCTCCTCGCGATGACCGCCATGTGCCGCCGGGTCGATGAGCACGGCCTCGGACTGCCCGGAATCGGCGGTCCACATCACATTGCCGCTCCACAGATCACCGTGGATGCGCGCCGGCTTGTCGGCCGCGGCGCGGCCCATCAGATCCGGCAGCGCTTCAATCACACGCTCAGTCAACTCGACATCGCGCTTATCCAGCTCGCCACGTTTCACACCAAGGTTGACCATCGGGCGCAGACGTCCATCAGCGAAATAGCTGATCGGGTCGGTCCACTCGCCGGTATCCATTTTCACCGGGTCCTGCAATGGTCCGAAATAGCATGTGCCGTTATATCCGTCAGGCGCAGACCCGAAATACTTGGCACCCGCATCATGCATACGGGCCAGAGCCACGCCAAAAGCTCGTGCCGCCTGAGGCGTGGGGGACGCGCTACCCACACGTTCGATATCCAGATAATCCTTGCCCCAGCCGTATACCTGCACCACGCGCGGGCCGCCTTGCGCATGAGCCGCTCCCAACCATTCGAGTCCTCGACCCTCGCATTCGAAGAATCCTTCCGGTGCGAATGCCCTGCTTTTGCGATACGTGGCCATAATGCTCCCTTCGTCGCTTACGTACTATATCCACTTTCATTGTAGAAGCCGTGGATGTTACCGATTCTTAGTGTTGTTCTACACCCCCTTGGGTAGGGTGTTCATCGTCATAACACATCAAATACTTAGAAATCACGAGGGGTTATGAATTTTTTCCAAGCGATCATTCTCGGCATCGTTCAGGCGCTGACCGAATATCTCCCGGTGTCCTCCAGCGCGCATATCCGTATTTTCGGCGATTTGATGCTGGGCTCTGATCCCGGTGCGGCGTTTACCGCCATCATCCAAATCGGCACCGAACTTGCGGTGATTCTGTATTTCCGTCACGACATCATCAATATCCTTACTCACTGGTTCAGCTGCCTGTTCGGCAAGAACGGCAAGGATTGGAAGGCCCGCATGGGCCGCGGCGACAATTACGCCACACTCGGCTGGAACATTATCGTCGGCTCGATTCCGATTATTATCCTCGGCTTCACTCTGCAGAACGTCATCGAAACCTCGTTGCGCAACCTGTGGATTACGGTAACCGTGCTGTTGGTATTCGGCATTCTGCTGTGGATGGTGGATGCCAAGGCTCGCCAGAACAAAACCATGAATGATATGACGTATCGTGATGCATTCCTCTTCGGTTTGGGCCAGTCCATGGCGCTGATTCCTGGTGTGTCCCGCTCCGGCGGCACCATCACCGTCGGTCGCGCACTGGGCTACACGCGTGAGGCCGCTGTGCGTCTGAGCTTCCTGATGGCCATCCCCGCGGTGTTCGGCTCAGGTTTGCTCGAAGCCATCAAGGCCGTGAAGAACTACAAAACCGATGCGATGTTCCCCGGCTGGGGGCCGACCCTCGTAGCCATGGTCATCAGCTTCGTACTCGGCTACATCGTGATCATCGGATTCCTGAAGTTCGTATCGAACTTCTCCTATAAGGCCTTCGCCATCTACCGCATCGGTTTGGCTGTGGTCGTCGCCTTGCTGCTGATTGTGGGCGTGCTGCCGGCCATCGATCCCTCCGTGGTGGCTGCGGCATAAGACGGGTCGATAGGCGACTCAATATTAATGGTGCTCCCGCCGGCGGGAGCTGTCAGCGAAGCTGACTGAGGGTGGT